CCCGATAGTTGTGCACTACGTTTGTGAACGGTGCTCAAAGGAGTGGGTCGAATGAGTTACTTGACGAAGAAGTTTGCAAAGCAATGGGTAAAGACGTACCTGTACGTTACAAGAAAAGAGGCGGAATTTGTTGCGCCTATTTTTACTGATTATACTCAGTTAAGATATGATTTAACTCGAGAAAATATTTACGAAGAAGTTGATACACCTGTTGGTGTTTTCCGAGCTGATGATTACTTCAGGGATCAAGTTCGGCAGGAGGGCATCGCTGGTCTTACCAGAAAGGTAGCTCGACTGAAAAGAGATCCTCGTTTGCTGGTGTTCGAACTTTACGACATCCAGCATTATTTCGAATGAAAAGTATGAATTTACTTGGAATTCGCAGAACCCTAATAGACCTGAGTCATTAACGAATGGTCATGAAGGGAATGATAACGATAACAGCTTGCATTAGATGTGGATACACATATTGCGGGTGTTGGCGTTGAAAAGAACGTGTAAACAGTGTTCGAAGAATCTGGTCATTTGCACGTGTCGATTGAAATTTGCAATAGCCAGGACAAAGGCCAAAGAAGCTGCGAAACTTGCAGCTTCCAGCCAGTGGACTTTGAACCAGAAGCACCACTTTTGCGGGTGCGACCATAAGCATGATCTATGGAAGCGAGGCTGTTGTGAACAGTTGTCTGCAGACGAAGCAATTGTGTGTTTTTGCACACCTTCCAGTTAATCTTCTTGCGAGCGAAGCGAGAAAAGCAGACGGGTGACGAGGGGGTGACTTCAAACCCCCTCGTCGGGACCCGACGATTTGTCCCAAATTGGGTCAAACGTTACACAAAAAGTCATACAACTTTTTAGACCGCCACCTCCGGTGGAAAGGCGAAGAAGATGGGAATCCGGGGCTGGAGGTCACGGAATACGGAGTGGTTCTTAGATTCGGAGGGGGTAGGGGTATGGACAATAGAACTAATAACCGAGTTCTCTACCATAGTGCCATATGGCACGTAGAAAAACGACCAAAGCATTGACAAAGGCTCAAAGGTCTTTTTACATTTTAGTTAACACAAATACAGAGGTTTACCTGGATACCGCCGAATGTCTTTCGGCTGTTAACCGAAAATTGTTTAGACAAGGATACTGTTACGGTATCGAATCAATTGAATTCGATTTTACCGGAGCTGATCCGTCTGCTGTTGATCAGGTGCAGTTAACTGCAAAAACAGCAGCGGATGATTGGGTTACAAATAATTCATTTGTAAAGGGTCATGCCCTTTTCAATGAGATGAATGATTTGGTTCTGAAGGATAACCCATCTATCCAGAGTAAGTGGGCGGATTACAAGGTTTTCTTGGATTCCAACCATCGAAGTACGTACTTCGCATCCGGCAACGCTCAGCCTCTTGCAGACGCTGGTGTGGCTTACGGAATGGGGGAGTGGAATTATTCTGATTACGTGTTACCACAACATACTGTCAATGTGGGAACAGGTGCACCACTCCCAGCAGACCAGACCAATGCACATTTGATTGGTCCCGACGTTGGTAGTATTGCTGCAGGCAATCTACAGTCGGTCGGCTTGATTCAGGCATATGCCGATAGCCGAGCAACGGTGTTCCCTGATGCACCGAACACGCCTGCGGGTTTTGCGGATTCGTTTTTCAACGTACTAACGGACAGCGGATCACAAGAGCCAGAATTGGCTGGAGTGATTAGAGCTGAGAACGATAATCCGCCTTATGATCTTAACAACTACCCAGGAGGGTCTACTAACGCTCCTGTGGCAGTGGGAGCAGACTTTGCTACTGCGACTATAGGTGCGCCTAACGCAGTTGTCGGACCGTTTGTGGCACCTTGTGGATTGATGAGACTAAATCTTCAATCCTATTTCCAAGGTGCACAAGCTGCTTCGTTCCCGGTATTGATGAGGGTAACTTTGATGGCCGGTAAATACAAGGGAATTGCAGCTATTCCAATGGGGCAATGAATATGGCACCAGTAGAAGAAACAGTTACTGAAACAGTCAAGGATGCGGTCACTACGGCATCCCTTCTCAACCACGTGAAGCAGAATCGTTTGGAGTACCTCCTGGCGATTGGGCTTTTACACCTTCTTGGTGTAAGTGACCGCATTTATGGCACACTTTACGGTGTGTGCTTCTGAAGACGACGTAGGAGTTGAACAGATGTGTCCATTTTGCGGATCTAATCAGGTTCACTCTGCTGTAGTGGATCCTGAACCCCCGATAGTTGTGCACTACGTTTGTGAACGGTGCTCAAAGGAGTGGGTCGAATGAGTTACTTGACGAAGAAGTTTGCAAAGCAATGGGTAAAGACGTAC